TGGCTGTATAACGCTATATCGTATGCTTGTTCCTGGAGAGAAACAGTCGGGAGAAGTGAAGACCGCTTCTAACCCGGCTCCTTTCTTTAGGAGACCTGATACTGCTGTGAAACAAGACAGCGGCGATGATGGCGTGATTAACAAAATATCGCGTAATCACGTTGTCATATCAGATGAAACAGGCCGTTTTGTAAATGGCTTGTTTATTCAAGGAAGAGTTTTGCTTACGGTGAAACATTTCTTTCAGAAGAATAAGAGTTTCGCTATTCATACTCATCGATCAACTGATGGGCAGATATATAGCGTAACTCGTGATGAATGTCGTTTTCAACCAATTGAAAACGCTGATCTCATGTTGGTTGAACTACCTAACTTTGTTCAACCTTATACGAATCTCGTGCCTTATGTGGCCACAGGTAGGTTTCAAAACCGATCTCATGGCTATACCACTCGTCGCTTGCAAAGCAACGATTTGGTAATACATAATGTAGAAATAACTGCCGCTCAGACGCGCCTTGACAACAATGGTGCGGAGTGGATTAGTGACTTCTATTATATGTATGAAGGAAGGGCTGGTGATTGCGGAAACGTAATCATGGCTCAGTCCGGTGGATCTCTTAAGATCATCGGAATGCATGAAAGTGGTTCATTAACGAATAAGGAGAAATCCTATGGCGTTATGTTGGACCAGAATGAGCTTAAGGCTTATTTGAATCTCATGAACCCTGTCGCAAAAATATCGCGACAGATGGACTTTCCTCAGGAACAGGCTGTTCAACAGAACGGCATTGGAATGAATAAGACACAATTTGTGATGGAGTGTGAACAACACGTTTCATCATCTGGACAAACAACTCTCCGACCATCGGAGATACATGATTTGGTGGTTGACCATACCACCAAACCTGCTCTGTTGTTTGCAACAGCTGAGCATGATCCTATGGTTAAAGCCCTGAAGAAATATGGGCTTTCTACGTCACAATTTCCTGCAGATGCAGTCAGCCAAGCGGTTGACTCGCTCACAGAAGAACTCATGGCATATAAACAAAGTACTGACCTTTGTCGTGAGTTGACTATCGATGAATGCCTTAATGGTATTCCTGGTCAGATAGAGTCTGTAGACACAACAACGTCTTCAGGCTATCCGTTTTCCCTCAATTCGAAATTGAGGGGAGCGAAGAAGCAGTTGCTTATCGGTGAACCCGGAAAGTGGCGGCTTGGTGTGGAAGCGCAGATACACTACGACTCGTGGACGACTATTATGTCTCGAGGCGAAGTGCCCAGTGACCCTTTCATTGTCACTCTGAAAGATGAGCGACGTAAGATCGAAAAGGTAGATGCTGGTAAAACGCGTGCTTTTTGTGCGGGATCCTTAACTGGTTTTCTACACAATAAGCGACATTTTGCCGCTTTTGCGCTCTTTTTGAAGCGCATTCGAGCGAAATGTTTTTCCACACTTGGACTGAATCGTGCGTCCCGTGAATGGGATGAGATGATGAAGTGGATGCACGAGGTTGGAAACCTTGGCATTGATGGTGACCAGTCTGACTGGGATGGACGTTTCAAAGCGGCCATCGCGATGGAGTGTAAGAAGATCATAGCCGCATTTTACGGCTATCGACCTTTGTCTCGTGAAGATCTCGAGACAACTATACTCTTTCTACACGCCATATTCCCGATGCTACGAATAACGTGGCACTATCGTGGATCTGGTATGTATACCATCATTGTTGAAGTCCCAGGCTGTATGCCTTCGGGATGGTTTTTGACCTTTGTGTTGAACTCACTTGTGAATGCTATAATGTTTCGAGTTGCCTGGATTATCTTGGTATCGAAGCCTTATAATGACTTGTATTACTTTCGCAGGAATACGAGGGAAAAGTATGCTGGTGACGACAATTTATTGTCTGTCGCTGAAGCTTTTCTGTCACAGTACAACAATGTGACAATTGCGGCTCTTTACGCTAAGTATGACCAAATTTATACACCAGCATCAAAGAGTGGAGAGCTGATTCCTTATCAGCCCCTTGAGGATTGTATTTTTCTCAAGACGAAAAGCGGTCGTCGATATGATCGCTGGGTACCGTTGTTTGACCACGATGCGAATCTAGATACATTAAACTGGATACGCAAGTGTGATAACCCTTCTCAGGCAACTGAGGATAATTGCAACGATGTGTTACGAAATCTCTTCTTCTATGGAGAGGATTTGTTTCAGGACCTTAGAACGTCCATACTCGCTTGGAAGCCCGAGTATAACTTGCTTTCATACTACTCGCTGGAGTCCGCTTATCTGGACTACGGCGCCTTACCTGATCCGTATGGATCCTTCGGCTTCTCGAAGACACGTGTAGTGAATATGCGCGCAGCTCTTGAGGAAGTACAGCTTATGACCCCCCTTGCCAATTCGACTGAGAACAGAGATTCAGCCGACAAACAGAGTGGACATAATTTTCAAATGAATACGAC